ATGGTTCCACTATAAGTGGTCGGAGCCGCATTGTACGACACTGCCACTGCTGAACCGATAATGACCTGCGAAGTACCAGCCAAATCATAAAGGGTTGCAGTGACCGAAACGCTGCCATACAGGCCAGTTGCGGAGTTGCTGTTAGCGACGGACAGGGAAACCTTGTAGGTGTTGTTTCCACCGACGAGGCTTCCAGAAGATGTCTCGGGATTGGCATTGGTTACAGCCTTCCCAGACAGCTTCATGAATAGGGCCGCCCCGATACCGCTGGTTGCGGACGGGTAGGATTCTTGAACGTCTGCCATGATAAACCTTTCTAAGCAGTTTGCTCAAGATAAGCAACTGCTTGTTTTAACTTTTGAAGGTCATCATTGAGGTGACCTAAGCCTTTATTGCACCCTTGGTGCAAAAATCCTCGTAATTTGCCAGTTAAGTGACAGTGGTCTAGTGTTGCACCGTCCTGAGAATTGCCTTCACGAATCATCGGTATTCCACAGAGAGCGCACTTGCCTTCCTGTGAATTCCACATGTCGAGCGCTTGGTTAGGATAAGATACTTGCGCCGAAATTCCATCTTCCGTACGGCTACGAGTACCAACCCAACACATATATTGATCTCGAATTGTCCACTTCTCATGTCTATGGTGCTGTACCTTGATAGGCACTTTCCCACAAACATTGCAATCAGCAATCAATGCTGTAGCATCTACATTGCTCAAAATATGTCGAGCCTGCAAATGTCTAACGATGTTCATTTTCTTACAAGCTTCTCGCACGGCAGATAATGCTTTTTCAGACGTTATGGGTTTTCCCCTACGTTCAAAATTTCGCTGGCGCAATGCTTCAATCTCTTCTACGGAATGAGACCCTATCGGACGCCCTTTGCCGTACTTGTTGCCCTGCAAAGAACAGTTCTTACATTGCGTAGAAGTGCCGTCCGTGAGTGAAGCCCCTTTTACATCTTTGACGAGACCACATTCGCAACGACATGACCAGAAAATAAATCCGTACTTGTTCTCAGCACGCTGTAACACAGACCACTTACCAAACTGCTTACCTGACAAATCAACAAATTGTCGTGACATGTTACCCTACCTTTCAAGAATAGAGTAACATATCACTGACTCGTTGTCAATCCCTAATTTCCTTTTGTTTTCAAAGAATTAGGATATCGCCGAGGCGGCGTCTATCTGGCGCTGACGTATAGTGGTGTCTGGGCCGAGAGATGTGGTGAAGTGCACACGGTAGGAAGTCCATCCGGGGATCAGACCTTCGGGATCAGCAACGGTTGGCTCTACGTTTTGCTTTATATTCAAATCTGTTACCCGATATTTAACTATCGGAATTGGACATTTCTGCCAACTTCTTGGAGTTCTGGAAGTTTGTGACGCGAGAACAGGCTGCTAAGAAATCTTCTACTGTACGAATACGCTTCATGTCATTACAAGTACCACAACATGATGCACAGTTATCAATCGTATATCCTAACTTATTATCTATACGATCAATGCCGTTGTATATGTAGGGCGCATTGCTTTTTGCTGGAGCGTATCGTTGAGCGGGTTCCTTTCCACAATACACGCACGGTTTAGAGGTTAACTCTCTGAACATTGCCGCCGTCAGTTCAAATGTAAAGGCTCTTTTCTTGGCCTGCCATTTGTATACAGCGTACAACTTATTCATTGAGCCCTCGTCTCCGACGAGTGCGATGGATGGATTGTTGTTTAAGGCACGCTCACGGCACTTTTCAGAACGTAAGCAATTGCAACTTTTTTTCTTGCCTTGCTGCAACATACTACCAGTAGCGATGCATGTTTTGCCGCAGTCGCACTGACATACCCACCTAGACCATTTCTTTGCCTTATTCTCTGTTCGGGCAATTACTGTTAATCTCCCAAATCGTGTGCCTACTAAGTAGGGCTTTTCCATTTATTTCTCCAAGTTCGGACTATCGCATCAACCCACTGGGTGGGTTGTCTTCTCACTTAGTCTCTACTGCTGCCCGCCTTACGGCTGCTTGCAGTCTATTCCCGTTTCAGGGTCCAGCTTGATTAGAGAAGATTGTTCGACATGGCTTGATTATACCATGAAGGTGCAATATAAAGAAGCAATCAATTAGATTAGGCCGCAGCCGCGAAAGCCTTTGATTCAACGCTTTCGTCTAAGTTGTTGATTCTAGACTGTTTACACTTGATGTTCTGCCATTCCCCGTCACCGAACCCGGTGTCGCCCTGCGCTCCGAGGTTGATGGCGAAAATACCATCGCGCCCGAAGATATAGGTGCGGAGAGCCGTCAGGCCAGTTACGGTCTGATAGTTCGGAGTCGTGGTGATCTGGTTGGTCTGGAAGAAATGCACGCCGGAGGCGGGCAATTCAATGACCTCAGTCAGATCAACACTGATCAACTCTTCCATGCGGCTCAAACCCACGGGGGTATGCTTCAGCATGTCGAGCGGAGAGTCGTTGCTGTTGTCAGCCAAGACATCGCCGAGGGCGAACGGGTGAATACTTTGTGTTTAGGGTTTAAGCCTTAAGAATGATGAAAGAAGAACGTGTAAAAAATTCCTTCATCTTTTCTGGCTCCTGTGTCACCACAGGATCGCGCTCATCGTCGCCGATGAGATCGGGCTCTCTCTTCAACGTTTCGCCACTTGGCGTAACGCCGTCTAGCATATTAGTCTCTACGGAAAAACCACGTTTGTTAAGTGTTTGCATTTCTTCTAGTAGCGCCTTGCGCTTAATTGCTAGAGATGCATCAAAACCGTTGTTGTGCGGAAGGCGAATATATTGAAGAGCGATATTCGCCTGCTTCTTCTTGATTACCAGATACGGCAATATTCCAAGAAGCAGTTGCTCACTATTGGCACGTCCTTTCGGACGCCAACCGTAAGCAATTTTATGTTGGGGTTTCGCACGTCGGTGATGATAGTATTGCCCACCAAAATTTTGTACGAGCCATTCCATCAACTCTAGATTGGTATTAGTAATTTCAATCCGAATTGCTGTTGAATCGTGCTGAGTTTGGTAATAAATACTGAAAGTGCCTTCACCATCAAACATTCCGGCCAGATACGACCAATACACCTTATCAGGTGTTTTCATGATTTCTTTCCTCGGTATTGTCTGATTCTATCAGAGTTCCACCGATATAGCTAGATTTATTTACATCGGAGCTATTCGTTAGGCCGCAGCGGCCATAGCTTTGGTGTTAACCCCGATGAATGCCTTGGACGCCTCGTCCATAGGCCGAACCGAACGGCCAGCCAGAGACTGGACACTGTTACGGATTTGACTCAGTGACAGAGCAGTGAAGCTGGAAGTGCTGGTAGCGCCCAGTTCCACAAGAACACTGGAATCAACGGCAGACGCGCCGTCAGCGGTCGCACGAACCAGAGCGCTCAAAGACTCGCCCAGCCGATACGACATTTCCTTCGCGACGTTCTCGACGGTATTGTCGATGGCGGTGGCCAGAGACAACGAAGAGAAATTCGCGTAATCAGCGTACTCGCCGATCACTGCGGTGGTGTTCAACACGCTGACAGGGATGGAGGTTCCAACCGTGCCTTCCGTGGTGGTCGAAGTGTTCGCGGCCAACGGAACGTACATGAACATTTCCAAGAGTTGTTTAGGGTTTAAGAGATATTAGCCAATGGCTAATACTCCCTTATGTCACCATAAGGTCGCTCTGCACGTCGCCGTGCAGTTCAGGCTCTATCTTTAGGACGCTTTCGTCCATGTCTAGCGTATTAGTCGTTAGAGGAATATCAACATGATTGAGTGCAGAAAGTTTCGTCATCAGAGCGTCGCGCACTTCTTTGTTTTTAGCGACATCTTCTTTTTGCGACCATTGATTACAACGTGGCACTCGTAGGAAATCGAGAAATAATTTGGCTTGTTCTCTCTTGATTACGAGGTGCGGCAAAATGCCTAAAATAAAGGCTTCTTTGTTTCTATTGCCGCTCAGTCTCCACGAATACAACGTTCGTCGATTGAATCCGTGCAGTTGCTCTGGCGATAGGGCATAAAATTTACCGCCGAAGTTGTGCAATAGATATTTTATCAACGCCATTGAGGTATTTCCAATGGTTATACGTGCATTGTGCGTCAAACTGTGCTTGTTGAAATAAATGGAAAAACTTCCTTCTCCATCCATGATTCCGGCCACATACGGCCAACGATGTTTATCGTTCATGATATCTTCCCTCGGTATTGTCTGATTGTATCAGAGTTCCACCGATATAGCTAGATTTTGCCAGTACTAAATGCTCAATACTGGTTTCCCGACTTCATGGGCAGGTCAAGGCGTTCAGCGCACGCAACGAACGGTGTCTGGGCCTTAAGATTCTCACGAAATTTCTTGTCATACATTTACTACGCAATCGAATGCTTGGGACAAGTACTATGAATACTTGACAGTCGATTGCGGGAGGTTAGATTGATTGTTT